GGCGGGTCTTTTAAAGATGTGTTTGAAACATTCAAGACAATTTCAGGCACCGCCGCTGGCTGGCATTTAACTCCAGACAGAACCCAAAGACTGTTTATGGGCTTCACCCAAATGTTTTCCAAGGGGCAGGTTTCGTTTGAGGAACTTAAGAACCAAATATCAGAACATGCCCCATTAAGTGATCTGATTGAAAATTCTTACATTAATATGAAAGCTTCTCAAGGGACAACTGTTGACAAAAAAACAGCCCTTATGACAATGATGAAAGAGATAAAATCCACAGGGATTAGTTCCTTCGATTATTGGAAGTTCTTAAAACCTGAAATGGACAGCAAGTTAGAGGGATTGCTGTCAACGGTTGAACTCAATCCTATGACAAATATGAATAGGATGTACAATAAGATCGCTGAAGGTTTTGACCCATTTGCTAATCCAGAGAATAAAGAAAATATTCGGATGATGTATGGAGACTTGGCTAATGCTGCTGAAAGACTGATTCCTGTTTTCATTAAACTTGGCGGAGTCCTCTCTAATGGCGCGTCAGCTATCGCTCAGAAACTTGGGGATTATTTGGGGGTTGACATATATGGTGCTGAAAAAGCGCAGCTACGCCAAGGTGACTTTTCAAGTCTTCCATCAAGTGTTCGAGCTAACCCACTTGAGTCTATAATGGTGCCTCGCGCTGGTTATGGGTCGGATATAAAGTTCACAAATCCTACAGCAGCTAGATTGTACAATGAGCAAGTGAAGTATCTAAGCGAGGATACTGATTATTTCATGCGCAACTATGTAGATAAGAGACTTTGGTGGAGTAGTAGTAAAGAGAGAAATGCAGCATTCGAGAACCCGTCTATACAGTCTGCTTTAGAGAGGATGAAGTCTGATATTAGAGCTAACACCCTCCCTGAAGAAATCCTTAAGAAAGGTGGGTATACAGAAGATCAATCAAAAGATTCAGCAGCTAAATCTGTAACTAAAAGTGTTGTTAGAAAACTTCCTTCAGAGTATCTCCCTAAAGAAGGCCAAGGCATAACATTTAATGGGGATATCCACGTAACCACCCCCAATAGTGAGTCTTTCACTGGGGATTTGTTAAGAAAAACGATGTCCTTTAAAGGTACAGAGAGGGTTGCATGAGTTTAGCTATTCAATGGGGAGTTACGAAAGGCTCCCCCTCTCAGGGATTTATCTACTTTGATGTTGTTACGGATTATTCAACTGACCACACTGGAACAGTGACCTCTCACCCTATCTCTTCTGGTAGCAATATATCAGACCACTTTGTCAGAAACAATACAACAATGTCCCTCAGTGCAGTCATAAGTGGTGTCGATATATCATCAGGCACACACCTTATTTCTGACAAACCTGATGGTTCAGGAAATAAACCTACTAATACTAGAAGTAGGGAGTTTAAGTCTACGTCTATTAACCAGAAGCTTGGCTGGAGTGATTTTCTCCCAGACAGTATTGGTCAGTTCTTCAGCCCTAACACTCCCTCTGTAGTAATGTCTGCTGATCAACGTGGTCAAACATGGCGAGTTGCTCTTAATAAGATATTAGAGTTATTTCAAGATGGGAAGATGCAGTTTGTTACACTTTACGAGTATGATAACAATCTTCTCAATAATGTAGTAGAGAATCTTGTCCTCACCAGCTTACGTTTTTATGAAGACCCTGATACTGGGGACGCATTGTTTTGTTCGCTAAGTCTTGAACAGGTGACAATCACTTCCACCACCGAAGTGGCATTACCAGAGGCTGTGGCAGAGAAGTATAGACTACAGTCCTCCCCTTTGGAGAAGAAGACTCCTGTGGTTAGCAAGGAAATAGGTGTGACAGAGGCGGAACAGCCTGTTTTTGAACAGCCAATCTCCACCACGCCGTTCCTCTTCCCGTTTGAGCCAAGTGACAGCCCACTACCATTCAAAAATTTCTATGATAAATATAGATTCGATGTCTTCCCATCTGGAGGGTGATCTTGAGTACATTCTTAAATTATGTAAACTGCCCCTTATATGATGTCCCTTACTACTCCTATTCAGTCATTCTGGAAGATAATACTTTCACATTAAGGTTTGTCTACAATGACATACTGAAGTTGTACACATTAACCATTCTAGATGATCAGGGTTATATCCTTTGTTCAGGTATAGGTATTACCCCATACCACCCAATGACTATCGACTACGATCTCAGGGGGCTAACCGGTTTTTTTCAGTTGTTGCCGATAGGTGATAACGGTGTGGAATATTACAAGGACTACCCAGAAAGCCTTTCAAAGTATTATAGATTGTACTACTACTCAGAAATTAAATAATAGAGTTAACAATGACCAACCAAGTGGACAGAGAGTATAGATTCATCATAGGTGACACAAACACCAACAAAGCTCTGTTAATTCAGCACCATAATATCGACTTCGATATCAACCGAAGTAGTGATTACCGTATGAAGACCAACTCTGCTGCAATTGGTGTGTACAACTTATCGGATGATGAAATTGATTTAATCAGTACAGACTTTATTGCAGCACAATTGGAAGTTAAATACAAAGCTGATGCCAACTTTTTAGAATTGTTCTCAGGGCAAGTGGTGAAGTGCAGTACAAGAAAGTCTGGTGCTGACCGTGTCACCCAAATTATTATGGGTGAAGGGTATATAGACCTCACTCAAAACCCACAAACAGCTACAGTACCTGAAGGGAAGACAGTTAAGGATATTCTAGACTTGGTGGCTAAGAACCTTCCCAGCGTCAAGAAAGGATCTTTTACTGGAGTTAACATGAACAGCAGGTTATTGTATGGGTATCCCATTACAGGGAATCCACAACAAATCCTGAATGAGATATGTAAAAGTTATGGGCTGCAATACCATGTCCACAATAAACAACTCTATGTTTATGACAATAAGGGTAGTATTCAGAACCCAAAACAAACCGCACCTCTGATTACAAAAGAGACAGGGCTAATTGATACCCCATTTGCCATAACTGGTGACAAAGGGGTTAAAGTCACTGACAAGAGCCAACTACGAGGGATTCAGTTTAGAAAACTCATAGACACAACAATTCTCTGTGGTCAGATAATTAGGGTTATAGACGGTCAGATTGATGGTTGGTACGTGGTGGATGAGATTAGATATACTGGGGAGTACAGGGGGTCTTCTTGGTATATGGATGTAGTGGCTACGGAGATCTCAGATTTTAATATCGCTGGTATCCAAGGCATTTTAGAAGAACAAAAACGAATTGAAACAGAAGCAACAGTAGACGCTCAGCTTAATGAAGCTATGGGAGAGTAGATGGCATCCGATATTGAATTGGCAGAAGTGCTACGCTCCTCCTTTAGCTTCTTTATGGAAGATGTCTACACCTGTATTCCTGCCCGTATAGTGGCGATTAGGAGTTATGAACAGCAGCTCATAGATGTGAAACCCTTAATTAGTATTCTCACTACAGATGATAAGGTGCTGGAGAGGGCAACTATCTTAGGTGTACCCTATATCTTCCCAGCAACGCTTACAGCAGCTTTAATCCTACCAGTAGTAGTGGGAGACACAGTTTGGCTAATGGCCTCTATGAGAGGTCTGGAGAGCTTTAAACAAGGGGATGGATACCCTGTCCCACCACTAAACTATTCAAGATTTGATAAGAAGGATGTGGTGGCTCTTGTAGGGTTATTCCCACAACGTCTCTCCCCTAACGACCCAAGAAAACACACTAATAATCATTTCTTTGGTGATACTGTGTTGGTGCATAACTATGGCACCTCTGACGAAGTGATGGTGAGGATGTCTGATGGTGGAAAGATCACTATCAATTGTAAGGATGCAGTAATTAATGCTGATACTACTGAAGTGAACACAGATGACCTTACAGTGAATGCCACCACAACAACATGGAATGGTGATATCACTTTAACTGGCAACTTAGATCAAACTGGTACTCACACATTAGATGGAATCAATATGAATACTCACAAACATTCTGTGATTGGTGTCCAAACAGGTGGAGCAACTAAAGTCAGTGAGGTTCCACAGTAATGGATATATTCTTAGATAAAGAAACAAATGATGCCTTGTTCATTAATGGGCAGGTATTGACTACGTTTGAAGATACAGATGTAGTAGCACAACGACTGTCCATACGTCTCCTTACATTTAAAGGGGAGTATGGGTTTGATTTGAATTTTGGAGTCCCCTATTGGCAAAGAATCTTAGGGTTCAAGATCCCCAAGTCAGATGTTGATTACATCTATCAACAAGAAATTTTAAAAGAAGAGAGGGTGAAAGAGATTACGTTCTTTGAATCCACACTCACGAATAAAGTGTACTCAGTGAATTTCAGAGTGTTATTAACCTCTGGGAATGAGACTGGTATTATAACAGTGACACCAACTGTATAAGAGGCTTAGATGGCAGATTACGGAGTAACAACCACAGGCTTTGTTCCTAAGCGGTTGGAAGATATTTTAAACGAGCAGAGAGTTGTAGCACAACAGATATTCCAAGATAAGGTTGCCCCCAATGATGTGGTGGACGTGTCTGACAGCTCTTTGCTTGGCAGACTTATAAATTTAAAAAGTGTTGGGGATGCTTTTACATGGGAGTTGGGTCAAGCAGTGTACTCAGCGTTTGACCCTAACACTGCATCTGGCCTTGCATTAGATAACTTGGTTGCGTATGGTAACTTGTCAAGATTGAAAGCCTCCCAATCGACAGCTCTAGTGATGTTTTACGGGGATGTTGGGACAATAGTGCCGATTGACAGTGTGGTAAGTGATACTGTAACAGGTAAGAAATTTAATGTTGCTGCCAGTGTTACCATAAACCTAACTAAGTCCTCTAAAATTGTTATTGAAGTTGCCACTGTCACAAACTCTGCAACCTATTCACTGCAATATGCAAACTCTGGTGGTAACTACTCCACAGTGACTTACACTGCGGATGGTGCTACTTCAGAGACAGAAATTCTTAATGGGTTGATGACATCTTTGTCGGGACACCCTAATTTAGTGGCTACTCTCGACCTCCCAGCAGGTACTATTGCGATTGAGCGTTCTGTTATTTTGCAGAACACAGATTGGATAGTGAGTGACAATTTAACTGCTACTAAATCTGGTAAGATTAGCCTTGTCCGGTGCTCTGAATATGGAGACAACGCTCAGGCCACAAATACGTTAACTAAGATTGACACTCCTGTGATCGGGTGGGATAGTGCCTTTAATGTACTCCCAGCAACTGTTGGTAGATACACTGAGACAGATGAAGAGTTAAGACTTCGTTTCCGAAATACTAAATTCACACGCTCGATTAACATTCTTGACAGTTTATACTCAGATCTAGTTAATGTTGAAGGTGTCACTAATGTGAGGGTCTACGAGAACGACACCGATGAAGATGTCAACATTGCTGACATTGGCACATATTTACTTGAAGATCACAGTTTCTTAGCAGTAGTGTTGGGTGGAAGTCCTTCTGACATAGCAGACACAATCTGGAAAAATAAGCCAACAGGAATACAGTCTGTTGGGAACACCC